AAACGCCGATTTTTTAATAAATAAAACAACTTAAAAAGATAATAATATACTATATTAACAATGAATAGTAAGAAGTCTATGTTGAATTGTTCGTTAAAGGTTTGAATTATTACGATGTCAATAAGTTACGCTATATGCAAAATAATTCTTTATTATACCTTATAAAACTTCATACCTGTTCCACGACAGGTTATAACCAAATTTTTACTACCTCAGCATTTTAAATGTGCAAAGGTGTAAAATGGTTATGAAGTCAAAATCCACCATGTTCATGGAACAAAGATAATGAAATTTTATGTTGGATTCAAAATAAAGATGATTAAGACAAAAACACAACATCTACTAAATAAAAAATTATATATAATATCAGATAATTCCATAATATCGCGACCAAGTTATTTTTTTTGTTGGTAAATTCATAGGCATTTTAATTAACCATCTATTTACTTTATATTCATAATCTATATATATTGATTCTAATGATATACCATCTGACATATATTTTTTAACACCATAAATATGATGAAAATTTTCATCATATTCTGTTATATCTACTAATACATTATTTAAATAATTTAATATTATTTGACCATTATATACACTTCTGTCATATTTATTAACATATTTATTATCTGGACTTGGTATATATAATATGGAAGTAATGAGGTCAACATTATTTAATTCGTGTTCAAATGTTATTTTCCAATTTCCACTATTAACGGCGATCATTTTAGTTCCACTATAAAATATTGTTTTGTCGTTTTGCCCAAAAAAACTATATACTTGATAATTATTAAATTGTTCAAATAATTCTTCATCATCCCATGGTTTATAATATATTTGAAGTTGACACGGTACTTTAACATTGGATATCAAATTAGTTAGTATATTTATTTTATTAATATTGTCTGTATATTGATTATTAATAATCGATATTAAAACGGCATCATGTTGTTTATTTAATTGATCAAAATAATATATATCAGAATCATCATAATAAATCATTTGATCAATATTATATATAGATGTCCATTGATAATTATTCCAATACATATTTTGAAATACTGGAATATGTTTTTTAATTAATCCATCTTTTCCTTTGACTATTAATCCACCATAAATATTTCCATTAATATATCCATTATATTTTATTAAATCATTTATACCTAATCCTAAATTATAAATAATCAATTTATTGTATCCAACAACTGATAGCATTTTATAATCAATTGTTTGATAACCATCATATATTTTCCCATTGAATATCTGATAATATTTATGTATATCATTAATAATCAAATCAATCATCCCGTAAGTAATATTCATATTGTAACCTAACAATGACGTTTTTTTGAAATCATCAATCATTAATTCTTTTTTTATAATTATATTGGCAATAAAAATATTTATATTTTTATCTTTATTGTTACCATAATATATAATATCTGTTTTACCCGTATAAAAATAACTATTGTAATTATTATTAATTAACAATGTTTCTTCAAAATTATACGTTCCATCATCGTTATAATGTCCTAATTTAATTATTTTACCACTTTTTATTGGTACATCAAAATCATCAATAGTAATATTTATTGTAGGATTTGGTAAATCATTAGTTAATTCATTAAGATAATAATAATATGGTGGCATTTTTTTAACATCATCTCCACTAAAATTAAATAAATTAAACATACATAATCGTAATTGTTCATATAATGATTTATATGAATTAACAAAATACCATACATCAATCTTATCATTTATGCTATTGTAAGATTTAAATCTTATTACAGAAACATCTTCATCCAATGGTAAATTTTTAGACCAAACAAAAGGATTTATAATTAAATTATCTTTTTCTGTTAAATTTGTAACTCCTATATAATTCTGATTAATTTTCAATTCATTGTATTTCAATTCATAATAATCTATCGTTTTATTTAAATCACTGTATATTTGAATTAATCCCAATTTATCCACAATTATAGATTTACTTAACGATGGTATAATAATATTATTTGCTTCATCATATGGTTTACCATATGATGAACGTTTAATATAATGAGTGTAAATTAAATTATTAAAATTTTGATCAGAAAAAAATCTAATACATGCATTTGCATATAAATAAGATTTAATTGATCTAACATTAAAACCATCAACCAAACTAGTGTATTTGTCTGCGAATTCTTGATAATTTGTATAATTAAGACTTTGAAAAATACTAGATAAAATTGCATTTATTTGATTGGCATTAAGTGGTAAATTATTTGCAAATAATTTTAATACTGTTGCATAAGTAATATCTAATCCATTTGTATCAACAAATATATTAAATAATTTTAAATCTGTTATAATAGTTTGCAACATTAATTTAATTTTATTGTAATAAGGTGCAATATATATATCTGGAATTATATATTTTCCATATCCCAATCTTAAAACTAGGTCAGTATAATTATTACCTTGAAATAAATTAACACCCATATAACCATTGATTATCAAAAATGTACTCATCTTAGTTGGATATTTTTGATCTTTGGCAATATTACCATATTCTTTGTACAATATATTTTTACTAATATCTGTCGTATTTGGACCACTAAACATATAATACTCATTTATTTCTGGATTATTTAAAGTTGGATCAGTAAATATAGTTTTAAATGCAATCACAAAATGATGAATTGGTACTCTCATTGATTCAACCGTTAAAACTTCCATTCCTCGTGTTGCTGTTTTTTTAGTTGTAAATATTTTGACTGCTGATTGTATTCCAGTTTCTAGTGGTGTTTCCAAACCCGTAAATGACGAACCTGTATAAATATATGTATATGCACTTCCACGATCATTTATGTAATAACTTGAATTAAATGCATCCACAATTAAATAATAATTTTCCGGACTAGTATTTCCAATTGTTTGATAAAATTGATTTATCATACATATATCTCCATCAACATTAGATGGAATTAAACTAGTTACTTTTTCATATGTACCTGCCGAATAATTATTTAATAAAAATGATCTAACATATTTTGATTTATTAAATTTATCAGTAACTGGTTTATAGAAAATCGAATCTTCTTTTATATTATCATAAATATTTTCTATTTCATCTGATTCAATAATGTTTGTTACAATATCTTCAACTACATAACAATCAGTTCCTTTAATCATAAATATATCATTACCAATAGAATGGGCTTCTAATGCACAACGCCAAATAAATTCATCTGTTTCTAAACCATTTGTTGTTAACATTTTATGGTCAACAATATTTAATTTTTTTTTGACAAATTTAGTGTCATATATGTTAATGCAACCAATATTTACTAAATTAAATAACGGATAGTATGCATCACGATTTGTATTAACACTTTCATAATAATAGTCTAATAGTAAAGAACCAACTAATATATAAGAACTGTTTGGAAGTGTTTCATATTTTCGTGCACCTAATAATTTAAATATATTTTGTGCTTCAATAGTAATAACTTGTTTAAAATTATCATCATATTGTCCAATAAAATCACCTTTGACTACAATTAATACTATATCTAGTGCATATAAAAAATCTTGACAAAATGCAACAAATTCATCAGATTGTTGAGTCGATACAGCAGTATTAAAATGTTTAATGTAACGAATATTTATTTTATTAGTAGTTATATCAATATTTCTATCTAATATAACCATATTAATACCATCATATCCGCCATTTATCACATATTCATTATCTATTTTAACATATACTTTATTACTACAACCGTTACATCCACCACCAGACAAAATAACTATTCGACTTAATAACTCATCATTTGTCATACACGAATTATTATCAATTATCGCATTACTATTGACATTGTTAGACCAATTACGATTACAACCTGATATGGGAAATTTACATATATGTTGTGGCGTACTAGAACAATTTTTGACAAATTCACAATTAGAATTAGTTGATCCTAAACAATCTTCAACACAAGATACATTTGCCCATTTATTATAATTAACAGCAGATGGATCAGTACAACCTAAATTTTCATAAATACATGATTCTACTTTATGTAAATTTGCATTTTTATTATAATTAACTGCATTTTTATCCATACAACCAGGAATACGGGTATTATAATAAATGTATAAAACAATTATCAAAATTAAAATACATAATATTACTTTATCAATGTTATTTCTTTTGAACATAACATTGATAAATAAAAAAATAATTGATGTTGATCTTTTTTATAAAATAATTAGACAAAATCTATTTGATATTCTGTTAATGAATATTTATGATTACTTTTTTTCTCTAAATATATCTTCTGTTTTTTTGTCAAATTTTTTGTGATTAATATCTCCATATGCAAATATTATGGTATCAGAATACTCAATTTCATTTTCTAAATAATAATCATTATATCTGATCGCAAAATGTTCAATATCATTTAATAGTTTTGGATTAGCCGTTTTATATGGCACTAAATTTGTAATTATAATTTCTCCATAATTTTTTATGGTTTGAATGATATCACATACATTGACCACATTTCAAACGGTTGTTCTAATTTTCCCATAATCTTTGTCTGATGGATTTAACATAATAATATTTATTGATTTCATTCCAGGATTATAATTTGGTTTTTTAATTTGAATAAAAATCTATTTTTTTCATGATGTAATTCTTGTTGTTTACCTTTGGAATTATAAAATTCTTCCATGTATATATATGAATAAAAAAATATGTTGTTAATAGATAACAATTATAAAAATCAATTTTTTTATAATGTACAATTTAATGTTTTTATTATTTTTTTAGGAATTGGAACATTTATTTCTATTTCATCAAATGATCCATCCAATAAATTTTCTAAATTATGAAATTGTGAAATATCAATTAATATTGATCTTTTTATAATTTTTTGATGATTGATTAAATATATGTATTTATTTATACCATTATTAGTTCTATATGCAAATATATGTTTACTTAAATTATATTGAGTATGGTTTTTATTTTTTAGCCACTGTAAAAATCCTTTTTTTGATCTATTTGAAATCATATGATCACCATTTACATGGGTAAATTTTATTAGAATTTTACTCCAAATCGTATCTAATATTAAATCCTCATTGTAATCTATTCGTAATGCTGTATTATCATTGTAAATTTTAATTTTATCTAAATATGGTTGAATGATATATTTATTATTTAAATCAGCCATCTCTTTACATGTATCCATTAATTTTCGAATATTCGGCTCAAAATTACCAAATTGTTTATTTAATATTGGTATCATTTGATCTCTTATAACACCTCTACATGACCATTCCGGTGTTGAATTTTTGAAAAATGGAATTTGATATATATTTGCATATTTAATAATATCATTTTTTGTTTGATTTAACATTGGTCTAAATATATTTACATTTTCTTGTACATCTGATATTTTCATAACACCTAAATTATCAAATGATTTACCGTGAATTATATTTGTAAATACATTTTCGGTGATATCACCTAAATGATGACCAATACATATACCTATTAGATTATGTTTTTCAATTACATGTGAATATAAGTTAAATCTTATTTTTCTTGATTCACATTCATATAAATCTCTGTCTATATATGGTGTATTTCTATTCATATAATATATCGTTCTATAGTAAAATGGAACATTTAGTATCGCACAAAAATCTTGTAAAAACTCTCTTTCAACTTTACCTTCTTCGCGATTTGTATGTTCAATATGTATTACATATATTTGATTTATTAAATTACAATTATTCATTTTAATTTGTACTAAACAATATAATAAAACCATTGAATCAACTCCACCTGATAAACTTATTCCAATGTTAATACTTGATTTATTATTATCATTGTAATCTCTACTATTACCATAAAAATTAAAATTAATAAAATCATATATACAATTATTAATTTTATTTTTTCCTAATATATCTTTGTTAAAATCAGATTTCATTAAATTATCCGTTGCATTAATAAATACATTTGAATCTATTATATTATAATATTTTGGTACACTCGCTAATTCTATCATTTGATTATTATTAAATGATGATAATTTACTAAATTGATTTGATAATATATTTTGATCATCTAATTCTGTATAATTACGTAATGTATGAGATAAAAATTTAATTAAAGATGAAGGAATATCAAAATATTCCTTGAATTCACTAAAATATAATTGTATTCTTGATATTACACGATCTAATAAATGTGATTTTTTTTGATGTCTCAAAGGTAACAAAATAAAAAATCTTTGATTTAAATTTAATGTAATATCTTCATTTGAATCTATCATATTATTTGCTAATTGTAACGCAAGTATATCATTTTTTGTACGATTGTATTCGTCATTACGATATATATTACGTGTAAATTGATCACTAATTATAATTAAAGCCAATTTATGGTTTATATTTTTAATATCTGTTAAATCATATAAATTTATTGTATCAACTATATTTTTATAATTCTCTATAATATATTTATCTGGACTATGATCAAACCAAAAATCATATGCAGATGTGTAATCAAAAATATGATTTGGAAACCAAAAATTAATAATATTTAATGATATTTGTTCAAGCTCATCATATTGTATATTTGTCATTGATGTTATTATCTTTAATGTATGTGATTTATTTAATATATCAAAAATAAATATTATCAAATTTTTAATATTATTGAATGATCCATTATATGAAATAATAAAAAAATAATCATATAATTGATAATGCAATAATTATAACTTAGTTACTTATTTGATATAAAATTATTTAATTCTGAAATAATTTTATCTTGTGATGTTTCAATTATATATATATCAAAAGGTTTATTATATTTATTTTTTATTGATATTTGAAATTGTTCTATATAATTATTAATTAATCTTGGATTAATTCCACGATCTATAAATAATTTACCATTGAATTTACTTTTGATTATATTTTTTTTTTGCAATAATTCAATTTCATTATTTAAAATATCTATTTTATTGAAATATTGAATAGCTTCTAGTTGTGCATCTATGATATAAGTTTTTTTATCTTTTGGTTCATTTATTTCGTTTATTTGGATAGTATTAATAAATTCAATGAAATGGTTAAACATTTTTCTGGTTTGAATTCTATGTTTATATTTTGTATTTAGATTATCATTATTAAATAATTTTTTGTTAAAATATTTGCATTTGATTATCCAATTAAATATATCATTTAATGTTTCAAAACCATTTACATATTGATCATAATTAAGATTTAAAAAATCACATATTTCGAATGGATTCGTAGATAAATGCAATTTGAATGTTGCAATACTTGTATCACCATTTGGATAATAATATAGATATAATCCATTGATACCAAATTTGATACCATTTGCATTTGTCATTCGACCAATAATATTTCCCATGTCACCATAAGATAAATAGAATTTATGTATTTCATATTCTTCTAAAGATGATTTAATAAAATCAACTTGATAATTATTATTTTCATAATTAATGGCAACCGATGATATTACACTGTTAGAAATTGAATCAATAATATTAAATTCACTTTTGATAAAATTCAATATATATGTACCACTAATATAAATAATATCGATATCACCATATGAATCTTTTTCGGGTGCTTCTATTACATGAGTACATATAATTCCATTATTTTGTAATACAGATATAATTTTATTTTTTAGACATGTATATGTGTTTATATTTAATCGTGAAATTTCAATATTATCGAATGCACTACCTCCCATACTATATTTATATTAAATTATACAAATTAATATAATTTTATAAAATAAAAATTCAATGTTTTTATTAGTTAAATCGTATTAACCTTCGACTTTAGTTATTTTCCATAAGTCGTCAAATACGCATCTATATTTGAAATAATCATATGGAACATAAAAATAACCTTTTCACCGTTACTTAAAACCTGCTATTTCTAAATAGTCTTTGTATTATTATTTAATAAAATATCTAATTTTCTTTTTTTATTTATATCTTTTATTTCAATAAATACTGGATAATGATCTGATATTTTTTTAATTTGTTTTTTATTAAGTTTTAAATATTCTAAATAATCTACATCACAATATGCATTATTACATTGATCATTATCAACTGGATTTAATTTTACTAAACAATTTGTTGAACACAAAACTCTATCATAACATTTATTTTTTGATAAATTTGTTAGTTCATTATTAGTTAAACATAATAAGTTTTTATTCGTAAACAATGGATTATTTAATTCATTCTTATTAGATAAATAACTACCATCTGCATTGTAATCACCCATTAATACAAAATTTTTATTTTTATTTTTTATATATAAATCATTAAAAACATCATTTAGCAAACTTAATTCATTATTAACTTTATTAGGTTGAATGTGACAAATCATAAATATATATTGATCGTTATATATATATATTGGTATAATATATGGATTTCGCGCAAATTTATATTTTTCATCAATATTATTAATTTCAGCTAATTCATTAAAATTAATATCAATAATTTGTTTATTATTTTTGTAAATTATACCAACACGTTCCGCATATCTAGCTGTCAAACCTTGTTTTTTATTAGCATTATATGTATATAATTCATTTTCATTTTTATTTAAAGTTGCAACTATTAATTCTAATACAGGACTATGCGTATCTTTGCAATTTTTTGATGGACTGTCTGATAACTCTAAAATAAACATTATATCATAATTAGATATAATAGTTGCAATTTGATTTAGTACATCTTTATTTCTGATTTTATTTTTACTTATATTTTGAATATTAAAACATCCGACTTTTATTTTATATATAAAATAACAAATGGTTGTTATTTTATATATGTAGGGAAAGAATAATTAAATTTATGATGTATTTGCATCATAACACAATTTTATCAATAATTATAATAATTGCTTAAAGAAAAAACTATAATTATAATTAAAAATGAAAACAGACATTTACAAATATTTCGAAAAATATGTAATTGAAATTGTAAAAAATAAATATCCCATAAAAAGAACACGATAATTTTCTAAATAATATTATCTAAAAAATTTCGTTTATGTTTTAAATGATGTTGTTAAATAGTCCTCATTAAAAATATTAGATAAAAAGCAAAATACTTCTCATTGGAAATCTATCTATAACGAATTTAATAAATGGTCAAAAGATAATGTATTTGAAGAAACATTTTACAAATTAATTAAAGATAAATATTTTAAAATATCTAAGGTTAAAAAAGACAAACATATCAATCTTTTTATAGATGTAACAAAAATAACAAATAGTTTAGGTTCTGAAGGAATTGCAATTAATGGTGAATATTAAAAGAAAAACGTAACACACATAACTGTTATTTGTAATCAAAATAAACTACCATTAAGTGCAAGTTGTTTAAAAATTAATAAAACAATTTATAATGATCGTAAAACATCAACACATGAAATAAAAAATGTTCAAAATACTTTAGATAAAATTGACCTTATAATTATAACCAAAAGAATTAAGAAATTAGATGTTAAACAGTGGTAATATAAATAAAAATATATTTAAAAATAAATGGTAAAATTTAATATTGTGTTTTTTGGGCAAAAATATTAAATTTTACCATTTATTTTTAAATATATTTTTATTTATATTACCACTGTTTAACATCTAATTTCTTAATTCTTTTGGTTATAATTATAAATAAAAATAAAATACAAAAAGTCAAAAAAGTATTAGACAATTTTATAAATGGTTTTACAGATTTATCGGACAAAATTGATAAATTGAATAGGTCTAGAGAAATTGCATTTAATTCTTAATCCAAAATACTTAAAATGTTATGTATCATCGTTCATCATCAAATTTATTACCACTATATAAATTATATCCTAATAATTCAAATTTATTTATTATATATGCGTAAAAAATAAAAATGCTAACAAATAAAACACCATATATTATTATTGTCATAA